CTTAAGCAAGCTGAGGTAGCTTTTGATATTGAGAAGATGAACAACGAAGCTCAGCTTAAGGCTCAGCTTATGGAAACCGAATTCAACTATCAGATGCAGCTGAAGGGTATTGTAGAAGACGGTATGCAGACTCGTGAGAACGACAAGGAGCAAGCAAAGTCCGACCGTATCAGCCAACAGAATACAGAGCAGTCACGGTTAATTAACCAGCGCAAGAACAACTTACCTCCACAGACGTTTGAGTCTAACGAGGATAGCTTGGATGGTTTTGACCTAGCTGAATTCGAGCCGAGATAAAAAATTAAATTCAATCAAATGGAAATTAAAGTACGGGCGTTAGACGATGTGGAAGCTAAATCAGTGCAGGAGGTAGAGGCGGAGCTTCTAGAAAAGCACGAGGAAAGTTTAAACGAAACCCCTGCGGAGCCTGTGGCTGAAGCGGAAGCTGTAGAGGAACCAGTGGTGGAGCAGGAGCTTAAGGAAGAGGATGTACTCAGTTATATCGGTAAGCGATATGGTAGAGATATCTCTTCTTTAGATGAGCTCAACCAAGAGCGTGAGCAGTCGGAAGATTTACCAGATGATGTAGCCGCGTACTTTAAGTATAAGAAAGAAACTGGCCGTGGTATCGAAGACTTTGTTAAACTTAACAGAGACATAGATAAAGTTGACCCTAACGTAATGCTAAAGGAATACCTTATGGCTACGGAGGAAGGGTTAGATGAAGAGGACATCGAGTCTGTAATGCAGGAGTATGATTACGACGAGGAGTTAGACGATGAAGCCTTTATAAAGAAGACTAAGGTCGCAAAGAAAAAAATTATTGCTAAGGCAAAGAAGCACTTCAATGAGCAGAAAGAGGCTTACAAGATTCCCCTTGAGTCAAGCGGGAGTCCTTCTCTAGAAGACAGTGAAGAGTATCAGAGCTATAAGCAGTATGTTGAACAGTCAAAGACTTTTCAAGAGGAGCAGACGCGTAAGGCTGAGTGGTTTGGGCAGAAATCCGATGAGGTTTTCAGCAACGAGTTCAAAGGTTTTGAGTTCGTTTTAAACGACAAGTCTTATGTATTTTCTCCTGGAGATAAGGCAGAGTTAAGGAAGTTGCAAGACACTCCGCAAGCTTGGATTAACAAGTTCGTGGATGACAAGGGCCTCGTTAATGACGCTGTGGGTTACCACAAATCTTTGGCTGTCGCAATGAACCCAGAGAAGTTTGCTAAGTTCTTTTATGAGCAAGGCAAATCAGAAGCTGTGGATGATGTGATGCGTAAGACAAAGAATATCAATATGTCTGAACGTAGCACACCTCAAGCGGTATCGAAGGGTGAGTTTAGTGTTAAAGCCATCAACCCCGATTCGGGGAGAGGCTTAAAAGTCCGAAGTGTAAAACGCACTTCTTAATTATTTAAAAAGAAAAAATGGCAGTTCAAACAAGCCCAGGATTTAACCTACAGCCAAGCGCTGAACGGGTTCCCACAGCAACAAACTATATTACCAACTTTGATTTCTTGAATCAGTATCTCCCTGATACTTATGAGAAGGAATTTGAGCGTTATGGTAATCGTACCATCTCTGGTTTCTTACGTATGGTAGGAGCTGAGATGCCTTCTAACTCTGACCTTATTAAGTGGGCAGAACAAGGACGTCTCCACGTAAAGTATACTGAGGTAACAGCATCAGCAGCTGCCGCAGGAACAACTAACGTATTCACCGTTCCTAATACTAACGCAAATCCAAGCGGGGTTACTACTCCTGCTTTTAGCGCAACTAGCGCTATGGCTATCCGTAATGGACAGACCGTAATTATCTCTCGCACCACTGGAGCAACTGGTATGTGGAAGGCTGTTGTTAGTTCCGCTGACGTTACTAATCAGCAATTCACAGCAAACTACTACACAACTACTGGCCCAGTTGTATCAGAGGGTGATAAGTTCACTGTATTCATCTATGGCTCTGAGTTTAAGAAAGGAGACACTGGTATGGAGGGTTCTTTAGAGTCTGACGATATCTTCTTCGAGAATAAGCCAATCATCATCAAGGACAAGTACGCTGTCTCTGGTTCTGACATGGCTCAAATCGGATGGGTTGAGATTCAAACCGAAAACGGAGCTAACGGATACCTATGGTATATGAAGTCTGAGCACGAGACACGTCTTCGTTTCGACGATTACTTGGAGACTGCTATGATTGAAGCTGTACCTGCTGTACAAGGCTCAGGTGCTGACGCCTTGTTAGGCAATGGTTCTACTGGTAATAACCCAACAGGCGCTGGTTCTGAAGGTATCTTCTATGTAGTTAATAGCCGAGGTAACGTATACGGCGGAGGCAACCCAACTACGTTGGCTGACTTTGACACCATCATCTCACGATTGGATAAGCAGGGCGCTATCGAAGAAAATGTAATCTTCGTTGACCGTCAGTTTAGCTTTGACATCGACGATATGTTGGCTGCTCAAAACTCTTACGGAGCAGGTGGTACTTCTTACGGTCTCTTCGACAACGATAAGGACATGGCGTTGAACCTCGGATTCACTGGATTCCGTCGTGGTTATGACTTCTATAAGTCTGACTGGAAGTACTTGAACGACCCAACTATGCGTGGTGGATTGCCTACCGCAACTGGTTCAGGACGTATCAACGGCTTGTTGGTTCCAGCTGGTTCTACATCTGTATATGACCAAATCCTAGGTAAGAACGCTAAGCGACCTTTCCTTCACGTTCGGTACCGCGCTTCAGAAACTGAAGACCGTCGTTACAAGACTTGGATTACTGGTTCTGCTGGTGGCGCCGCTACTAGTTCTCTCGATGCGATGGAAGTTAACTTCCTCTCTGAGCGTGCTGTATGCACCTTGGGAGCGAATAACTTCTTCTTGTTCGAAGCATAATAAACTGAGGAATGAGGGGGGACGGAGGTCCCCCCTTCTTCTATTTTAAATTTTAAATCTTATCTAATGAAAAAGAAAGCCCCCCTGGTAGATAGAATCTACCGACTAACTAAGGATTCAGCGCCATTGGCGTATATGATTCCTGCACAAGGAAATGCCCGTACTCCACTGCTATACTGGGATGACGATGCTGGAGTTAATAAAACTCTACGCTACGCCCGCAACCAGAAATCACCCTTCATGGATGAGCAGGACGGGAACGTGGTTTTAGAACCTATCGTATTTGAGGATGGATTCCTTTCAGTACCGAAACAGAATCCAGTCCTACAAGAGTTCCTCCAGTACCACCCTTTAAATGGTATTAAGTTCGAGGAGATTAATAATGAGCGCGACGCAGCTAAAGAACTGGATGCCGTTAATATGGAGGTGGACGCCCTTATCCAATGTCGTGAGATGTCTATCGAGCAGATAGAGAACGTAGCCCGTGTGGTATTTGGCATTGACCCCTCGAACCAAACTACGGCTGAGCTACGTAGGGATATGCTCATCTTCGCGCGTCATAACGCTGAGGCTTTTTTACAGGCTGTCAATGACCCTGAGCTTAACTTTAACGCTTCTGTCCAGGGGTTCTTTGATAAAGGAATCCTTACGTTCCGTAAAAACAAGCAGGAGATTTGGTTTAATACATCTACCAACAAGAAGAAGATGCTTACCGTTCCATTTGGCGATGACCCTATGACGGCTGCTGGCGCTTACCTTATGGGTGACAACGGGCTGGAGCACTTACGGATGCTTGAGTCTGCGGTTTAATTTGTTCAGTGTACCTTTGGTCTTTATTCACCCATTAATTTTTTTAAAATGGTAAAATTTCTCAAGGTTACAAACGCGCCTGTCACAGGCCAATTAATCAATATCAATGGCATCAAAGCTGTCGGTACATCAGCCGCAACAGCAACAACTGTCACTGTAGATTATGTAGACGGAACAACTACAACTATTACAACAGCTGCGCAAGTGGGCTCTGATGTGTATCTAGCTATTGTAAATGCAGCGGAAGCTGCTTTGGCAACAAGCTGGACAAGACCTTACTACGAATTACAACTTCCTAAAGCAGTGACAAGTATTGTAAATGCTTAATCCGCTTAATTGTATTTTACAGGAAAGGGGTCACAAATAGTGGCCCCTTTTTTTTGGTTATCTTTGAGCAAAGGTTGACCTATGATAAACTCAGTTAGAAATACTGTCCTGTCGATACTGAATAAGAATAACTACGGGTATATATCCCCAGCAGATTTCAACTTATTCGCCAAGCAAGCACAGCTAGAGATATTCGATGAGTACTTCTCTGATTATAACAAGCAGCTCAATAAAGAAAATGCTCGTCAATCAGGGACGGGCTACGCTGATATTGCAAAAAGCCTTATCGAGGTAATTGATTTCTTCTCTGTTACTAATGACTTAGCTAACGTAGCGGACAACACGTTTTCTCTACCCTCGGAACTAACAACAGGAGATGACTACTATCTTTTAAATAAGGTTCTGTGTTATGACACATCTACCGCACCACGTACTTTCCGTGGTGAAGCAGAGTATGTAACCCATAGCGACATTACCCTTTTAAATACATCACAGCTTACGTCTCCGTCTATATACTACCCCGCCTACACCACGGAGGGTAATACAATGACCGTGTTCCCCGCGTCTTTCAATACGGCTAACTCAATACAGTGCCAGTACATCCGCTATCCTAAAGCTCCGCAGTGGACGTTCTCAGTGGTTGGTGCAGGTGAGCCTATATTCAACCCTAATGTTTCTGGTTATCAAGACTTTGAGCTAGCCATTGACGATGAGTATAGACTGGTCAATCGTATATTACAGCAGTGTGGTATCTCTATACGTGAGGGTGACGTGTATCAGTACGCTAATAGTGAGGAGATACAGAATGACCAACAACAAGGATAATGGGCTATATATCTGACTACCAGTACTATGAAAACGGGGGTGCTAATCCAGAGGACGCTAACTGGGGCAGCTATCAGTACACATCTCTTTTTGATATAGTCACCAACTTCCTGTTGATGTACAACGGGAATCACTCATTGATTAATAATGAGGAGCGATATAAGATTCTGTTTCACGCTAAGCGAGCGGTACAGGAGCTGAACTATGATGCGTTTAAAGAGATTAAGATATTACAGCTTACCGTTTCTGACCAGCTGCGGTTTGTTTTGCCTCAGGACTACGTGAACTGGGTTCGTATTTCGATGTATCAGGATGGGGTGCTGCGCCCTTTGAGTGAGAACATACAGACCAATTGGAGTGGGGCGTATTTGCAGGACAACAACCTTCGTATATTATTTGACGAACAGGGTAATGTATTGAAGCCTGAGAACTCACCCCTTGATATGGATAGGATTAACGGTTCCAATCGAACTATTTACCTTAACGAAGGGAGTCCTTACAACAACTCAGAAGGGTGGTGCGTTGATGGCTTATGGTATTTTGATTACGGCATCGGAGGACGTTATGGATTGAACACAGAGACAGCTAACGCCAACCCGACATTTGCTATTGATAAGCAGTCAGGTGTAATAAATTTCAGCTCTGGAATATCTGGTCGGTCAGTGGTATTAGAGTACGTTTCCGATGGCATGATGGGTGGTGATGATAGCAAGGTGATGGTCAACAAATTGTTTGAAGAGTACGTGTATGCTTACATTCAGTATGCCATCTTAAACTCTAAGCTCGGCGTGCAAGAGTACGTGGTTAACCGTGCTAAAAAGAACAAGTCAGCATTGCTTCGTAATGCCAAGATTAGAATTAGTAACATCCACCCAGGGAGATTGCTTATGAACCTTAGGGGGCAGAACAAGTGGCTGAAGTAACATGGCAAATATCGTAAGAAACTTTGTTCAGGGTCGCATGAACAAATCGTTGGACGAGCGACTAGTCCCTAACGGAGAGTACATTGACGCCAAAAATATTAGGTTGGGTTCTACTGAAGCTTCAGAGATAGGCTCTGTAGAGAACAGCAAAGGAAACTCTAGGCTTACTGAGCTGAGATTCATAGATGTAACGGCCACCTATAACGGAACTTCTTTGAGCGTGTCTTCTCGTTGCCTGGGTTCATATGCTGATGGCGAGGCTGAGACCATCTATTGGTTTGTTCACGACCCAGCTTACACAGCGTCGGGCGATGGAGGAACTATAGACAACCCTACCAATAAGCTTGACCTTGTTGTTTCTTATAATGTGCTAAGCGACTCACTTACATACCATGTTGTGAGTATTAACGATGGGGGCGATTCAAATACCACCTTAAACTTTAACCCTGACTACCTTATTACAGGGGTTGATTTGGTGGATGACTTGCTTTTCTTCACGGATGACTATAACGCACCAAGGCGAATTAACGTAAATAAAGATTACGCTAACCCTCTTGTTGTGGGTGCAGAATACATTGACCAGTTTAGCGCTGAGTCTCTGCTGGTCATAAAGAAACCACCCATCAACTCCCCATCTATAACTCCATTTGACGCAGCGGGTGAAGAGAATTTCTTAGAGGACAGGTTTATTTGTTTCGCTTATAGGTATAAGTATGAAGACAACGAGTACTCTGCTACCTCTCAGTTTAGCGCTCCTTCATTCCTACCTAGTGGATACGATTTAAGCACTGACTCTTACCTCAATGAGGGTATGATTAACACGGCCAATAGCTGCGCTATAGAATTCAATACGGGAGGCCCTCTTGTTGTTGGGGTAGACCTGTTGTTCAAGGAGATGAACAGCAGTGTGATTAAGGTTATTGAGAAGTTTAATAAAGATGATGAGGGGTGGGCAGACAATCAGCCTCAGACTTTTAACTTCACGAATAACAAGATATTCACCTTACTTCCGTCATCAGAGATACTAAGGCTCTATGACAACGTGCCTCGTTTTGCTCAGGCTCAAACCGTTATGGGCAACAGGCTGGTTTATGGTAACTATGTAGATGGCTATGACTTAATAGACCAGTATGGTTATCCAATTAAGTTGGACTACGAGACCTCGTTGGTATCCAAGACAATAAACTCAATTGACTTAACAGGCGTAAGCTCCACGGGCTCAGGTGTTTACAATATAGACCCTGACTTAACAGATGTTAGTAAGGCTCACGTCAAACTTATCGTAGACCTTACGTCTGTATCTACTTTATTAAAAGCTGGAGCCTCGCTCACGTTTGACGTAACCTTTACGCACAATGGTTTTACCTCGCACTCTAGCGCAAGTACCGCTGGAAAAGCACAGACCACTCCTACCCCGATTAGTTTTAGCTATCTTCTTCAGCAAGATTTTGCTACCGTAGCCAACCTGTTTGCTAGTACAGATTTTCAAGAAAAGATTGGTACAGCTACGAGCATACTCCCTGTGTATGACGCTACTGGAGACAGCTCGTGTGACGGGAATACATTCACCGACATATTCAATTGCGCTGTTCCTTCTACCTTGGCTGGCGGCACCCCTGACCCATCATTCAAGTTTGCTAGTGGTGTTAGCGCGTTGGACCAGGGTATTGAATCGACACTATCAGGTAATTCTTTGAGTTTGCAGTTCCCTGCTGTGAGGTTCGTGAACAACGTATTAGGGCCTTCGTCGAGTTTAGATGTGTATGAATACTACAGCATCTCTATTAATGAAGTTGAGTTTAGGGAGGTAGGAAACCCCACTAGCTTACACAGTAATCGAGACTACGAAGTTGGTATTGTTTATATGGATGACTTTAATAGGGCGAGTACTGCTCTTGTCAGCACACACAATACTGTTCATGTAGCATGTTCCGACTCTGCTTCTCAGAATTATATACGAACAACTATTCCTTCTCAGCAACTACCACCTTCATTCGCTACTAGGTATAAGTTTGCAATTAAGCCTGACCAAGAAAATTACGAGACAATTTACTCTAGTTTATTCTTCACAGCTGACAACACAAACGACACCTACTTTTTGCTACAGGGCGAGAACTCCCAGAAGGTAGAGAACGGAGATAGGTTAATCGTAAAGCGCGATGTAGACGGCCCTGTATCTACGTGCGAGTACGTAACTGTGTTAGAAAAGAAAGCTCAAGAAGAAGATTTTATAACAGTATCGGGGGTAACTGTGCCCTCTGGTGTATACATGAGGATTAGCTCTTCAGTTGTAAACACAGTGTCTGGTCAAAACACATATTTTACAGGGACCCCTTCACTAGAAACAACCATAGAAAATAACAATGGTGAGTTTCCACTTCAGGAATACAAAGGGTTTGATACCACTATTCAAATTCCCTCTGGAAGCATAATTAAGTTTACTCAAAAGTTTGATAGAAAAGGTAAAAATAACTGCGCCAAAAGGAAGTACGTATTAGAGAAAACATACGTTGCCTCTCAAGACTATCTAACTATCCCTGAGTGGTTTGAAGGGGACAACATTGCGAGCACATTAAATGATGGCGTTCAAGAAGCCAGCGATGGAGTGAACTTAACCTTTTCCTATGAAGGCATAACATATACTGACGCCAGTAATTATGGCTTAGATAACAACCAACCTGGAGGAACCAACTACCTGTGTACGTGGTATATAAATAACACAACCGATGAGCTCTGGTGGATAAGCACTGGTGTAAACGCTTGCGGTAGTAGCGACAAGAAGCAGTCTAGGATTCGTTGCAAGTGGGAGATATACCAGTCTGAAGATACGTTAGTATTTGAGACTGAACCATCAGACGCTTTGCCTGATGTGTGGTACGAGTCGAACTTATCTTACCCTATCACTGGAGGATTTCATGCGGGGGGCGATATCGTTCAAGACCAATCAAACACCCTTCCCGCCATTGTTGACCTTGATTTCTTTAACTGCATCGCCTTTGGTAACGGGGTGGAAAGTTATAAGATTAGGGATTCTATTATAGGTAGGACTATAGCTCTAGGTAATCGCGTTACTTCGGTAAGCGCTCAGGACTATAAGATGGCTGATAGATTTGCCGACCTTACTTATAGCGGCGTGTTTAATAACGAGTCTAATGTAAATAAACTCAATGAGTTTAACCTAGGGCTGTTGAATTTCAAACCGCTGGAGGAATCGTTTGGTCCTATCGAGAAACTCTTTGCACGGAAGACTGATATACTTACCCTTCAAGAGGACAAGATATCTTACGTATTAGCTGGAAAGAACTTACTGTCTGATAGTACTGGAGGAGGCACCATCGCTTCAGTGCCTGAAGTACTTGGTAATCAAATCTCTAGGGTTGAAGACTTTGGCATCAGCAATAACCCTGAGAGTTTTGCTGAGTGGGGTCCTCATAAGTACTTTACTGACGCTAAGCGCGGAGCTGTTATCCATCTAGTAGGCAACGGACCGAGCGAACAACTTGAGGTTATATCAGAATCGGGTATGCGCAGCTGGTTTAGGGATTTGTTTATCTCAAGCTTTAACACTCAGAAAATTGGGGGCTTTGACCCTTACATGAACGAGTACGTTTTGAGTAGCAATACTCAGCCGTTGCCTGAAGATATCCTGTGCTCTAACTGCGGTATTACGCAAAGGCTAACTATCCCTGAGGGTGGTCTTGATTTGTGTTTTGATGTAGGTGAATTAGTGGGAGACGTTACCGTTACATACACTGTATTTCAAATTGGTGGCGGAACTACTTTTGATATATCATCTACCTATAATAGCGTTACTACAACGCCAGTGAATGACGCTACTACTAGTGGCTCGTTTACTATAAACAAGAACTCTGTAGCTGCTACTCAAGTAGACCTAACCATCCTCCCAACAGGGGGCTCATTTGCTTTAGGAGTTACAGTTGATTGCCCTGAAGAACAACCCCTGACTATTGTATTGGTTTCCGCAACTACCTTAACCGACGCTGGTAAGTTTATTACAAATCAATACCGATGGACTGACGACGGTGGAGCCTTCACCTCTGCCTTACATTCAGAGTTGGTGGAGTTCTCTTCTATTCAAGATTCACCGATTGTGTCTCAGTACAGTGTCATTACAGGAGCTCAAGGAGCTAACATAATTCCTTCTGACACAGCCAATGTAAGGATGATATCCAATAAGATTGGGTCTAATGATTATGTGTTTGATACCACTACGGACTCGTTTAAATATTTGAGAAGCGCTACAGAGTACACGTCATCTGAAGTCAACTTGTTATTAGCTGACGTTAGCCTAGCTACAGCTACACCTATAGACCAGTCGCTTGCTCCGTCTCAGTATTCAGCTACATTTGATATGCCCTCCGCGATTCCTGGGGTCGGTAATTTCTTGTATCTAGTTTGGGATTATACTAAGGTAACGCCAGCTGCTCTTTGTTTCGGTGTTAAAGTGGAAGACGCTTGTTGTGGCTGCGCGTGTGGAACAGGGACTTGCACTGCTTACTCCCTCAGTAATGGTGGGTCTGTAAGCGCTGTTGTTCAATACACTGATTGTACGGCAGGTACTACTGAGTATATCACACTAGGAGCCTTCTCTTCGTCTACCGTCTGTAGTCGCTCCGTTCCTTTAGTTACGAGCGGTACGCCAGCAAACGTTAGTATTTTAGTAACTGAATGTGATTGTTCTTAATCCAATATCATGGGAGTAATATCTAACTACTATTTAAACGGAGCAACGCTAGCCACCTCCACGGGTGTTTATATGGATGCGAATCTATCTACATGCGCTCCTCTTGGTAATTACTCTGACGGGGTTATCGTGAGGGAGCTATTCCCTAACTGTGTTTTAGGGCCAGCTATTTCCTGCCCTTCTTGCGAGGCTTCGTGCGGAGCGATAGAGATAATCCATCGAGGTACTGAGGGTGAGTACAACACCACCGCAAATTTAGGGTCTGACACAGGGGCTGTAATCATATCCTTTTCACCTGGAGTAATTCCTGATGGGATATACGCTTCCTATGACTCTGTTATTTATAATGCCTTAAGCTCTGAGCAGGATGGATATCATAGAACCTTAACGCCAGGAGGTGTGACCTACTTAGGGGATTCAAATAGTGGGATATGCGCTACTAATATCGTGAATAACAGCCCTTATAGTTTACCTGAATACGTTTACTCAGGCGGTTCTTTCGCTACTACGGGTTCGACGTCGTCTATCACTATATCTAGTAATGACGTAAGCTTGAGCACCCAAGACCCTAAGAGATGCATTATGGTCATACCTAAATTGACTGCCGAGCCCGCCTCGATTTCAGTAAGTGTCATTAACTATTGCAAGTCAGGGGCCTGGTCTCTAAAAATTGGATGCCCAGCTGCCTTATCGTCAACCTTCTTTTCTTCTATCGTGGGTGGCACATGCGCCTCAACGACAGGGGAGACATACTATTCAGCACCTGTGTCTGGAGGCGTCAACAATTTAGCTGTAAACGACTGGGTGTTCAGTGATGTGAATGGAGCTAATGTGCTAGCCAATGGTGACTACCATATAAACGACGGAGCAAGTCAGCTTATGACGGTAACTAACGGAGTGATTACCGCTTTAACTCCTTGCCCTTAAATAATTAAGAGATGGCAATACCAAAGGGAAATTACACATTAACGTACAGCCCGCCCGCTCAAGGTTGGCCTTCGTTTTATTCCTATGTTCCTGATTGGATTCAGGGTATGAATCAGTACCTGTATACTTTCAGTGGAGGAAACTTGTGGCGACATAATACCAATGAAACTCGCAATAGTTTTTACGGAGCTGCCAGTGCGGAAAGTTCTATGACTAGTGTATTCAATGCGGAGCCTATGATGAATAAGCTGTTTAAGACGATAGCTTACGAGGGTGACCACGCGTGGAAGGCTGAGTTAGTTACTGAGCTACAGACGCCAGGTGTTATTGAGGCGGAGTACTTCGAGCAGAAGGAGTCAGATTGGTTTGCGTTTATCCGCAACAGCAATTCACCTGGAACTACTGATGACAACTTCGCTAACTACGACCTGCGCTCTGTCAATGGAATAGGTAACAGCTTAACTACCGTGACGGGAGCAACCACCACCACCATCAACTTTCCTTTGACCACGAGCATAGGTACTATGATTACTGGAGCTGACCCATCAACAAGTCAAGGCGGTGACGCTATCTATTACGCAGCCCCAGGAACCACCATAACTCCTGTGTTTGTGGGTACGGTACAGTCTATCAATGTGGACCTCCCTAACGGAATCAATAACCTTGTGGTTAGCGGCACGGTAGCGGTACCTGACGTAAGTTTTATTCTGTATGTAAAGAACCAGGTGGCTGAGTCCCACGGGGTGCTCGGTCACTACTGTGTATTCACTTTAACCAATGACGACACCGAGGCTGTAGAGCTATTCGCTGTTAAGTCAGAGGTCATGAAATCCTTCCCGTGAAATTCTTACCTTTGAATTAGTATGGGTATACCACAAACATTAAAGAGCGGACCAGAGTCTGTGCTGTCTCACATCCACGAGGATAGGGGTTTGTTGTGGGAGAACATAGAGGAATTTACCAAGCAGATAATGGCTCATGAGGAAGCTGTCATTCACCATACTAAAGAGATGGAGGAGACTATGCCATTGAAGCATCACCTAAAGGACGGCTTATATACTAGGGAAATCTTTATGCCTAAGGGCTCGCTCGTTATCAGTTACATCCACAAGCAGGACCACCCTTCGTTCTTTCTTTCAGGAGATATGTCTGTCCTTATGGATACGGGTGAGGTAAAAAGAATCCAAGCACCAATGACGGTGATGACCGAGACGGGTACTCAACGTGTAGCTTACATGCATGAGGACTGCACGTGGACTTGTGTCTATAGGACGGACAAACAAACTATCGAAGAAGCTGAGGCTGACGTGTACACTACAGACTACCGTACCCTTCCTGAGCATATCATATTAAATAAGAAACTATTATGTCAGGAGTAATTGCATCGCTAGCTATTGGGGCAGCTACCACTACGGCTTCGTTCGTACAGGCAGGGAAACAGCGTAAGCTACAAGACAAAGCTGAGGCGGATGCGGCTAAGGCCATGTCTGAGGCTCGAAAGCGTTTGGACGTTAACTATGCCGAGGCAAAGTCCATTAAGAAAGAACCGTATGAGCTTATGCGGGAAGCCAACCTTGTCGTCGCCGCTGACGCTATGCAGGCTGCTCGTGAGGCTGACCCGCGTGGGGCTGGCGCCAGCGCTGGACGTGTCGCTATGCAAAACCAACAACAGCAGGCTGGTGTGCGAACGGCTATGGGTCAGGAGCTGACCACGATAGAAGATGATATTCTTGCTGAGCAGAGCCGACTACGTGACATCAATACAGAGCTTGACCTAGGTGAGGTAGCGGGAGCTCAGGAAGCAGCAGCTGCTGCTGAGCAAGCCAGAGCTGCCAACCTACAGTCTGCTATGGCGGGTGTGGGAAGCTTGGCCCAACAAGGCATGGAGATGGCTCCGCTATACGCGAAGACAGCCAACGTAAGGAACGACGCTAAGATGCAGAAGTTGTTCATGCAAAATAACAAAGGAGCAACAGCCGCTGACTATAGAAGGTCTCTTGCTCAAGCTGGTAATATAGGTGGCGTAGATTTCTCATCTGTCGGAGGCATGAATGACCAGCAGTACGGCTCGTTCATAGGTGGTCTAAACCCTAATGCAATGAAGGGCATGGCTCGGTCCAATAGTTTTAACTACGCTATGCCTCAGGCTCAACCAGGAGTTGTGGCTATGCCTGGCGTACAGGGACAGCAAACAAATCTTGGGAATCAAGTAACTGGTATGCCACAGGATAACTTTTACAACATGAACCCTTTCATACAATGACATACTATAAGAGAGCTGAAAGGAGCGCAGCCAATCAGGTAGACTGGGGCAAGGTCGGTAAAGATATGTCCGAGATGATTGCCACTGAGCGTGGTATACGGGACAACATGAAGGCTGACCTGGACCAGAAAGCTAGGGACCAAGCGGAGATGTTTGCTAGCCCTCCGTTAGGGGAGCATGCTGACGCTAATCGTTATGTAACTCAATTCTCTAACGACCTGTCTGAGTACGCTCTTATCACAGAGAACCTCTTGAAGTCGGGGCAGATGAATGTCAGTGACTACACCAATATCAGAGCCAATCTAGAGCAAGGAACTAAGGAGGCGTTTAGTATGGCTCGTGAATACCAGGAAGAGTACGCAACGAAAATGGAGCGACAAAAGAACGGAGACGCTCAAGCTCTTGAGCAGTTCTTGATGGCTACATCAGAGGGTTTCGGAAACTTTAGTAGTACAAGTCTTTTCATTGACCCCGCTAACGGGCAGGTCAACGCGGCTAAAATGATAACCAATCCTAAAACAGGATTGCAAGAGATGTCCACTAGCCCTAATGATAGGGTCAAGGTTAACGCCCTTAAGATGCGCATGAAGGCTAAGTACGATGCCTTTGATATGGAAGGTTCTCTTGCCTCTAGCGTAGACAATCTTGGTGCCAAAATAAAGGTGATGATGAAGGGGAATGTAAAGACTCTTGAGTCTGCTATGAACAGTCCTGAGTACATTAACATGGAGCGTGACCTAGTCAATCAACAACTAGCCGTGCCCACCAATACTAGTTCCATCCTAACCAATATCCGTAAGACCAATGATGAGGGTACTCCTTTTGGATTTACGTTTGACTTAGACGAGGCGGCTAACGACCCATCTAAGATATTGTTGGTGGACAACCCTGACCAGCCTAGCTCTGGTGCGCCCATACCTGGGTTTGATGTAGAGATTAAAGCTAACCTCGACGCCGTCCCCCCTGTCACACAGGAGATGGCTGATAAGATTAACGCTAATCGACAGAGCCAGATTGATATGGCTAAGGAGACGGTGACCAATCGATTGCGTGGTATGCTCGACGAGAAAGAGACAGCTCGCCCTGAGAAGTGGTGGGAGAAGAGCACTCAAGCCGAAGCTCGTTCAGGTAAAGAAAAAACTGAGGAACAGGCGGTGGGTTCATGGAATCAAATCTTTAACGCGACCACTCCTGAAGAGCGACAGATGGCAGCTGACAAAGCGTTGAGCGAACCAGGTGCGGTAAGTAGGGATATAAGAGACCTTGACTTTAGAACTGACGGGCAGTACACCGTTACCTATAGCAACGGCACCTCTCGTACAATCAACCTACCAAAGGATGTAACTCTTCAGCAGTGGGCTGAGCTGGGTAATACGGTTCATGGAGTGAGCGATGTGACCGAGGTGATGAAGCGTTCAGGTGGAGGTGACCCCTCATCTACTATGGTGAATAAGGATTTCGCTGGCACGAGAGCTGGAATTACTGACGCGCCCACAAAGATTTCTGGATACGATGAGGTAGTTGGTAAGACTAAGAAGTCTCCACGTAATGCGTACACTGAAGCGCTAGGCGATAACCCTGAGGACCCTGAGTTCTCCGTCATGGCAACGGCAGCCCAGTCAGCTCTATCTACAGCGGGCCTTCAATCTACTATTAGATTTTTAAGTGAGAATGATATCCCTAGTGATGAAGGTATACTAGGAGATGACAATGATGCAATCGAGTATTTTGTTCCTAGCGTTATGACCGAACCTATATATATCCCTGATGACGGAGATGTTCCTAAATCTAAAATGGAAGAAGTAAATAATATGGTTCTTCAGGCGGCAAAAGAAGGAAGACCTCTTACGACTACAGACTTCCGCTCTATCTTTGACGCAAGCACTTTCGATGCTTACAATAATGAAAAGGTTTTGCAAGCTAGACGAGGACAGTTCGGAGCGCCTGGCGCGTCTGGAGCGCCAGCTACAACCAACCCAAACGGGACTAGGGATACAAGTGGATATTAATAAATAGTCATGAACGAACAAGCAGTTAAGGACTCGTACGAGTTGTTTAAGACAGGAGGCTACGCCAAATCTTTTGATGAGTTTGTAGAGCTTATCAATACAAACCCTCAGGCTCTTCAAGATTCTTACGACTTGTTTCAGACAGGTGGTTATTCCAAAAGCATGGATGACTACCAAGCCTTAATGGGCTTAAAAAAAAAAGACGAGCCTATGGATTCGTCATTGGAAGATGGTTCTTTGGAGCCGTCCGTTCAGCCAGTTGACCAAGGGCTTAAGCTTTCTGAGTCCCTCGATGTAGTAAACCCTGGTCTAATATCCCAAGAGGAGGAGCAGGTCGTGCCTGACATGCGAAACCAGTTCGGTAAGTACGGGTTTACTTTTAACGAGACAGGTATTGGTGACGCAATGACCGTGACCACTACCGATGGCGGTGCGTCTATAGACGTGGACCTTGATACGTTTACTGATGCTGGAGCTGAGAAGGAGTCACAGCGGCTACGTCAGTTTATGAACGCCAATGCTACCGCTCCTGTAGAGTTAGAGACGGACAACTTGCTAGACCAGGCTTATCGAGCTCAGAATATGAGAGAGAAAGCTATGCGTAATAACGACGGCACTGAATCCACGGTGGAGTTCATGTCGTACGAACAGGACGGCAAGTATAAAGTGGCACCTACTTTGTTCCCTATCAACCCTGACAACTATAACTCAGACGGTAGGACGTGGATGAGACTTAATACTGATGAGGCAATTCAGACAGCTGAAGAACGTGGCGAGGTATTTACTTTCGACACAGAGGAGGAGGCTAATGCTTTCGCTGAGGGTAGCTGGAAGGACGTGGCACCTGTAGAGATTGAGGCTCAACACTTCTTTCGTGAAAGAGATAGGGACTACGTCTCTGACCAAGCGGCATTACAGGAGTACGAGGCGCTACGTGATGAGCGTATCTTCTTAGAGGACAGCGACAACGCTGAGCTCGTGTCCCTTACCGAGGAGGAGAAGGCTTTGTATAGCCAGCACTACACCGACGGTGTGCTGCGTGATGATGTGGATAGCTATGTAGATTCTATCGAGCAGCGCGAGGACACCCTCTTCGATGCGGTGATGGATGACGATGCTATGACGGCACGTGAGGACTTTGACGTGTACCTCAATAAGCGTCAGGGCAATATCGCTAGTCAGGCGGCTAGCATCAATCAATCAGCGAAGTCTAAGGAGGCTATACTTCAGAAGAACTCTATGGATTCTTTTGGTATACCAGTCGAGGAGCTGGTGAAATATGAACCTAAGAATGAGCGGGAGCGTGAGTACGCTAACTATATAATCTCTGAGTTCAACTCCAACAAGCAAGCGCAGCAGCAGGCTGCTATGAAGTACGACCAAGCGAAGACTTACTTGGACGCTAAGCACGACAAGAATGTGTACGCTGAGTTCACGGAGAACTGGCAGGGATTTACTGACGGAGTTTCTAACGCGTGGAACTCAGGGTGGGCGGCAGAAGCTATGATGGCATACGAGATGTCAGGTAAGATGCCTGAGAATCAGGACGAGGCGGCTGCTATTATCTCTGAGCGTATGTCTCAGATGAAGCCAGGGCAGGCGCGTGCTATGTCTCGCATCGACAGGTCGGTTGGGGTAAAGGAATGGTGGGATGCATTCAGCGATGACCCACTAGAGGTAACCTCTAACTACGTGGCCTCATCCCTAAGCATGCTACTACCTTTAGGGATGACAATCATACCTGCATCCGTAGCTACTGGAGCGGCAGGTGGTGCTATGTTTGCTGGAGTTGGCGCTGTAGCAGGAGCAGGTGCAGGACTCTATGCAGGACAAGCTGCGGCGGGAGCTGCCCTTGAGTATACCAACGCTATCCTGGACTCTATGCGTGAGAATGAGTACGACTTATCTGACCCGTCTCAGGTTGTAGCTGGACTCAATGACGAGAAGGTGATGGAGGACGGTCGCCGTATTGGTAAGATACGAGGCTTAACTATAGGGGCTTTCAACCTTATAGGTGGTGCGTTAGCGGGCAGGGTATTCACCACGTCGGGGTTGGCCTCGGTTGCTACACGAGCGCTGGCTCAAGGCGCTGAGCGTATGGTATTCGACCCCGTGGTAGAAGGCACAGGTGAGCTTGCGGCTCAGGTGTTCTCTGGTCAGGAGATAAACTGGAAGGAGGTGGCTGCTGAGTCTATCGGTGGCCTCGGTAATAATACCCCTAACGCATTCATCAATGTGTACAGCCAGACACGCAACCGTTCAGATATAGCTACGGCTCACCAGCTAACCGACATAGACTATATATCCTCGGAGAAAGCATCAGACCAACGCATCAACGACTGGGCTGTTAACATGCGTAAGCTAGGGAAGATAGACGCGGAGACAGAGCAGCGTATCCTAGAGAATGTAGGCGCCCGCCGTGACGCGTTGAAGACATTGGGCGTGGGACCGAAGCGCTCACGTACATC